CGACTGGCCCGATGGGGCCTCGTGGCGAGCGTGGGTTTAAGGGAGAGACGGGCGAGCGCGGCCCGAAAGGTGAGAAGGGAGACAAGGGAGATCGCGGCGAGCCGGGGCCTGAAGGCCCGATGGGGCCGCGTGGAAGGGATGGAGCTCCCGGATTGCAAGGCCCGCAGGGGCCTGTAGGCCCGGCGGGGCCGTCCGTCCACAGTAAGTTGAGCAACCTCGACTATGAATCCAGCGGGCATACCGGGTTCGCCTCGGCACAGATGGTCGATGAACTCTGGAACTACATCACCCTGCTGGAGAACCGCATCAATGATCTGGAACGGCGGCTGGCAGTATGATGCAGATTGAATACTTCGCCACCTATCTGACCGACAGGCTTGAGCCTGAAGGTACGGACTTGCCGATCTGCAACTCAGCGGTTGCCGATCTGCTGGCGCTTATGCCGGATGAGGACGACTATATTTACCTTGCGCTCAAGGGGGATTCGCACTATGAAGTTGTGCGGGCGTACAACGCTGGCGGTACTATCCTCATTGAGCG